TCCAGATACGGCAGGTCGGCGTCTTGGATGGACAATAATCCACCCTCGGCAGACAATACAACGGGGCTTGGCAACGTCTTGATTAGACTTGTCTTACCCGCACCAGCCTGTCCATAGACAAGCAACTTAACACCATTGGCACTGAGGCCGCTAGTGCGTTTTAACGATATAGCCATGTGGCTCTCCTTCTGTTTGCGCTTCCGTCTGGACTCAGTTCGAAGCGTGGCTAGATCATAGCATAGTTTTGTGCTACAGTGTCAACAACTTTTTAACAACAAGTGAAAAATAAATGGCAAACCTCTTAAACATCCTCGGCGGCCCTTGGTCACCACCAGCAGAAAAACAAGTAGATTCCCCCGAAGTACAGCTAAAAGACGCCATGCTAGGCGCGGGGTTGAAGCCACCAGACACCATACATTTAGACGGCAAGGTTCACCGCTTTAACAGCGGCACCAAGGGTGAGAAAGGCCACGATAAGCCTGGTTGGTACATAGCCTTTAATGATGGCGTACCGGCAGGGCGCTTTGGATGTTGGCGCTCTGGCGTTGAGTTGACTTGGAAGGCAGAAATCGGGCGTAGTCTTACGGTGGCCGAAGAGATGGCGCAGTCTCGCAGACTGTCAGAAGCCAAGGCACAGCGTGATGCAGAGCAGGCAAAGACCCGCGAAGTGGCGGCGCAGACGGTAGAAATCATTTGGTCGGAAGGTAGCGCAGCCAGTCCAGAGCATCCTTACCTAGCCAAGAAAGGTATCAAGCCTCATGGCGCAAGGGTAACTGGTGATGGGCGCTTGATGGTGCCTTTGTACAACGAAGACGGCGAACTTTGCAGCATCCAATACATTGCCGGTGATGGCGATAAGAAGTACCACCCAGGCGGTGCTACCGGCTCTATGTTTTGGCTGGTTGGCGGCGTAGATGATGCAGACACGCTCTACATTGCTGAAGGGTTTGCCACAGCAGCAACCATTGCCGAGGTGACCGGCAAGCCTTGCGCCGTAGCCTACAGCGCCAGCAATCTGGTGCCGGTGACCGGCATCCTCAAGGAGTCACACCCAAACATTGACATTTGCATTGTTGCCGACCATGACGCAAGTGGCGTGGGGCAACGCTACGCAGAGCAGGCAAGCGCCAAATATGGGGTTCGCATGACTATGCCGCCAGTCCTTGGGGATGCCAATGACTATGTTCAGGCGGGAAATGATTTGGCGCTGCTTTTAAAGCCATTGGCCGCCACAGACTACTTAGTTCATGCCGATGGGTTTTCAGAGCAGCCAGCGCCCATTTCGTGGCTTGTAAAGCATTGGATACAAGACCAAGCCTTGGTGATGGTGCATGGTCCAAGCGGAGGCGGCAAGACCTTTGTGACCTTGGACTGGATGTTGCACATTGCGAGTGGCAAGCCAAGCTGGTTTGGTCACAAGGTCAGGGGCGGCAATATGGTCTACCTTGCTGGTGAAGGGCATCACGGCCTGCGGTCACGGATAGCGGCTTGGAAGCACCACAACAAGGTCAGCACACTCAATATGTGGGTAAGTAAGTCAGGGCTGGACTTAAACACGCCAGAAGGCTATTTAAAGGTGGTGGAGGCGGTAAGGGCGCTCAAGATCAAACCAAGCGTAATCACCGTGGACACGCTGCACCGTTTTATGTCGGGTGATGAGAATAGCGCACAGGACGCCAAAACCATGCTGGACGCCTGCGCTGCGCTTATGCAAGAGTTTGGCTGCACCGTCATCTTGGTTCACCACACCGGCGTGTCGGATGAGGCACAGCACCGTGCCCGTGGCTCTAGCGCATGGCGTGGCGCTTTAGACATTGAGATTAGCATTATTCCAAATAAGCCGGGAAAACCGATGGAGATTGTGCAGCGCAAGAGCAAAGACGCTGAGATGGCGCAAACCGTGTACGTTGAATTGGAATCGGTAGCAATACCTGGTTGGCTGGATGAGGATGGTGAGCAGGTTACCAGCGCGGTGGTGGTTAAAGGCGAAACACCAGAAGTTAAGAGTAAAGGTGAACCCCTTGGATTCTCTTCGTTTGAACGCGCATGGTGGGCATCAGGCGCAGAAGATCTAGGCGGGGCACCGTACCTTACTAGGTCTTTTATGACTGACTACGCAAAGGAGAACGGTCTAGAGACTTCAACGTCAAAGAATGAAAACACTAGAAGAAATCTGATTGGCAGCAAAGAAAAGCCAGGCAAATACATTGCTGATTTGATTGCCGCCAATTTGATTGAAACCCATGAGAACGGCTGGATTGTGATTGACCCTGGCACATCATCAGGAATGATGTTAAAAAAAGATCGTTGACACGCCAAGAAGTGTGATAAACTTTTGGACATGAACAAACTTACACAACTCAAAGCCAAGTTAAAAGCCGCGCAAGCGGAACTAGCTATTCGCACCCGAACGCACAACACTGCATCTCGGGCTTACAACAAAGTAACGGCCAAGATTGCCGATCTGGAGCAAAAAATTGCTGACATGGCGAAAATTTCAGAGTGAACTGCCTAATTACAGCGAGGCTGACTTGTGGGCCTTGTTGCAAGAAGAACGCGCAAAACATAGACGCGTATCCATGCTGGAGCGTATCCACCAACGCTACTGCACCCTCAGAGCCAATCGGGAACGGTTGGAAATTTTAAAAGAAGGAAGAAGGCCATGATTGAAGACAACGACTTAAAAGAACGAAACTTACTTTGGGATGTGATGGAAGAATTAGTCACATTAGCTGTGATTGCAGGCATCTTTGCCAGCCTGTGCTTTACGTTTGGCTATCTGTGGTACGCGCCATGACTTGGCCTTTTCCACCTTTTCCCATGCTGGTGCCAGCCAAAGCACCACCCCTTAAATTTAACCCTGAAAACTATGAAGAGGCTCCGTTTTGAAACTCGATGCCGGTAATCCTAATTTAATGAAAAAAGCAGCCATGCGTGTCAATCCTTACATGACGCTGGAATCTTTTGGCAATGCTGGCGACAAAGGGCAAGCCAATATGCGTAAAGGCTACGTCCCTCCGGTGCGTGACCCAGATGTAGTGCCACCCGCTACAAATTCGTTGTGGGCACAGCCAGTTTATGCGTCTCCAAAGAATGAGTACATCCGACCAGGGGCTGAAGATCATTTGAAATACAAGAGCAGGGGGTTTTGATGACCGGCTTTGCCAGCAAACGTCAATCAGCATGGGATAAATTTGCCAAGCCTTGGAACGGTATAGCAGGATGGAAAGAAATAGGAAAAAACATGAAAACTGATGAAAATGATGAGTTTGCTCGCATTGAAATGGAGCAGCGTATGCGTAAAACCTTGGCACAACCAGTGCAGGAGCCTGTAACGTGGCGCAATGCCGCCATTCGTCTCGGTAAGGAACTGTCATCTGTTGGGCCTGATGGCTATTACGACATGACCGCAGAACAATGGCTTGATTGGGCGATGGAACAAGAACCTCGAGGTAAAAATTCATTGGAACAGCCAGCGCAGGAGCCGGCGGCAGTCAAGCATATGCTGCAATGGGTTGAGGGTCTTAAACGTTTATCTAATCACGGGCAGCATTTAAAGATACCTGGCTTGGGTTCGGGTGCTTGTTGGGAACTAGCAAACGAATTGGAGCAATTTATTAAAACTTCCCCACCCCAGCGCCCGTGGGTAGGGCTGACGGAAGATGAGATGTCGGATGCTATCTATGTTAACGCCACCCCGATGGAAAGAGGGCGTAGAGTTGAAGCCGCCGTGAAGGAGAAGAACACATGAACGAAGAAATGAAACGCATTATGGAAGCACTGATGCTGATTTACGGCAGCGACTTGCAAGCTGCAACGATAACAGTTCTACTCAAGGACGGCGACACTGCTTTTCGCTTTGTATCCTCAACCTTTCCTCAAGTGGAGCCACCAATCAAAACAACGGGCATTGTCGAAAACAAGATGAGGGCAACATGACCGAGCAACGCTACTTTGCCGGTGGACAAGAGTTTTTGTACCCCCATGTTGGAGACCCCAAGCCGCCTAGAGACACCAAAGTATTGCTGCTCACTACCGGAGGCATCTGCCTAATCGGGTATTGGGGCGCAAGCTGGTGCATGGGTTGGCTGCCACTACCTAAACGAAACAAAGACAAAGAGAATGAGAAAATCAAATCAGCCTGTGATACGCCAATTGCTGCGTGAACATCACGACGGACTTACCATTGCAGAAATATGTGAAATTATGGGGGGCGTTAAGAATTCAATTCTTTACTCTCTAAAATGTATGCCTGACGCCTACATTGACAGATGGGTCACTAAAGGCACCCAGAAGTACATGAGTTCCGTCTGGTGCGTAGTTGTACCCCCTGAGAATTGTCCTAAACCAAACGAAATGGAATAATGAAAGACACACCAAACTTTGCTGCTTGGAGCAACGAGAACCTAGCCAACTTTGCTTACGATTCTTACGAGCGTATGCAGGCCCAGCAGGATGCCATTGAGGAACTAAAAAACGATCTTAATTTTGCTATGAAAGAGTTGAGAAAAGTTGTAATTTCGCAACAAAATACGCCGAAAAATTTGTAATTTGTATGTTGTAAGATGTTTTCGCAGCATCCCGCTGCAATTAATTTTTGGAGAACATCATGCTTTTTACTGTTACGATTGACTTGCCAGGTTCCGCTTATTTTGAATTTTCTACCAAGTCTTTGTTTGAGATGGCTGAAATTGCTAAAATTTTGGGCAATACGGATGTTGTTGAAGAAGAAGATGAGGACGATGAATTTGAAGATGACGATTACTTTGACATTCCAGAAGAAATCTCTGAGTACTTTGACGATGGCGAAGAGTACACTTACGATGAAGATGCTGATTGCTTCTGCTGGTACGACGAAGAGCATGAGGCTTGGTACTGGCTGAACATTGAAACCGGCGAGTGGGTCTTGGTAGAAGACGCCGAAGACTATGAAGTTGAAGCCGAAGAAGAGACAGTTTAATTTATAAGAACAAGATTGAGCGTTTACTAACGTGAATGCTCTTTCTTGTTTTTATAGATTGCCTACATCAATCACTTCCCCGCGAAACTCAATTTGCCCATCTGCCCATTTGTGTACAAGTTCAGGCCAAAGCAATTTTCCGTCTTTAAATGTCAATACAGCAAAGCCAGACCTGTGGTTTAGCGGGTTGCCTTCTGCGTAATCAAACTGTGGTCCGTAAGGCTCTGCTAGTGTCCCTGTGTCTACCCCAAACCTGTTCCCTGAGTAATCCGCATAGGGCGTTACTTTTAGGGAATGAAGATGCCCTGTTACGATGCTTTTACCAGCCCCTACCGTATTGTTGTGGGTAGCATGGACGCCACCTTTGTATCGGTGCTTAACAACAACATCATCTGTTAACCAAGTAAGCATACAAAAAGACCACTCTGGAAAATGGTCAGATAGTTTAAAGCCAGGTGTCTGGACGTACTGTGGTGCATTGGCAGCTAATCGAACCTCAAACCTTGCGTCATGGTTGCCCATCGTAAACATTAGCTTTACATTGTGTCGCGCTTTCTTAGCAGCTTCTTCTATGTCACTTAATGCAGCTTTGCAGGCGTTCAGTTCATCAATGACGCTTGGAGTACGTTCCCACCCCAGAGGTGGATGGCGAGAGATAGATGCACCATCAAAAGCATCACCATTGCAAACAACTGCCTTGGGTTGTAGTTTTTCAATTGCCCACAACAAACCCTGAAAAGCAGTAGTCCGTATCCCAGGCCAGAAATGAGCGTCAGAAAAAACAATAACTGTTCCATTTTCAATTCCTAATTCTGACTTGGGACGTAAAGGCGAATAGGTGGTTCGCTTGTCTGATGACACCATGTCAACGCTGTGTTTTTCAGCTAAAAATTTTCGCCTCCTGTAAATTGATCTTTGCTCCAATCCAGTGGCTTTAGACATTTTTGCAGCAGATTTATGCGTGTTCCACAGTTCAATAAACTCAGCGTCTGTAAGATGGCTCATTGCAATGGCTCCTTAAAACCCTGCAAACTTAACACATTTGTGTTACGCAAGCTGACTGGCGACTGATTGAACATGGGAAACGCGATTACCCCAACCTTTGCCAAAGACGCTCCAATGTGGCAAAGACTCAAGAAACTGAAGTCGCGTGTCGTTGTATTGAGAGATTAAAAACTGCACAGGATAAGTGCTTACAACATCCAATGTCTTGGGGCCAATAGCACCATCAGCGGTGACGCCTACGACCTCTTGCAGCCACTTGGCAGCACGACCTGGCCCGCTATTGATGGCGGCATCAAACACCGCATAGTCCAAGCCTTTGGGCAACAAGTCGCCGGCAACCTTGTCCCAATACTTACGCTTATACAGCGGAGCCACCATATCGGGCGTCAAGCCACGCATATCAGCCTCGGATACAGGGTGGCCTACAAACTCTTCCCAGACTGCCTTGGTGCAGCCCAGATTGGTCATCCCGCCTGGGTCTTCTTTGTGGTTCACGTAGCCACCTTCGGAGGCAAGTACACGGGCCAAAGAGTCTTCAAAGTTTGATTTCATTTAGCTGCTACGCCGTTAATTTTTTCAATGGTTCTTAGTCCACCAAGGCCAAGCATTCCCATTAGCACAGGGAGCATTTCGGTAAGATTGGCTGGTGATAGGGCAATTTCAATATGGTAAACCTTGAGCGCCATTGCCGCAATGGGTAAACCTATCCAGTTCCAAGCACAGGCAGCACCGCATACCCAGCCAATGAAAGGACGCCAGCCTGAGACAAATACGTTGGGATTTGCCGCTTCTACCTTGTTGGTGTCAATCTGGCCTTGGACAACCATTACGGCGGCTGCAAGTTGCTGCTTTTCGGCCTCTGATTTATCAGGCCATATCTTGTTGATGGCGGTATTGACTAGATTGGAAACTGAACCAAGTCCGGTGATGTCCATCATTTGTCCTGCTTTGCTTCTAGTTTGTCAAATATCTTATTAAGCATCTCTTTAATATCGCGCATATCTTCACGGTAGTCATCGCGGCTAATGTAACTTTTGGGCAAGTCCTCGCGGAGTTTAGACAGATCAGATTTCAACTCTTTGACTGCCGCCCAAAGTTCACGGGCAAACCAGCCAGTAATTGCCATAGCAACACTAAGACCGACATTGAGGAGTTGCTGTGGTTCCATGATGTTACTTTGCTAGGGCGTTTTGGTTTTCTTGCTGAGGAGCAAGGGCGTTAACTGGCTGCTCTTGCCTTGTGGCAATTCTTGCCGAAATTGTACCCGCCTTACCCCAAGATGCGGGGTCAGACAACACGCGAAGGACTTTGCTTTTTTCGGCTGTTGGCAATGTATTTAACATTTCCAATGCGCTTTTTCCAGACGCCATACCTTTTTGCATTTCAGCAAAAATTTTCTTGTCAAGGCGCTTTTCTAAAATATCCAACGTCATGTTGGCTGCTGTGGTTGTGCGATTTAACCAACCAGGAAATCTAGTTTTAAAAGAATCAGCGTTAATAATGTTTCCAAGTGCTTCGGTTCCAGCAGTTGCTGCTTCTTTCATTGCGGCATTGCGCTCAACATTACTAGCCACTTTTTCTAAAGTAGGCATCTTGCTGCCCATCTCTTTAAAAATGTCGTAACTGCCTGGTCCAAAGATGGCTTCTACCGCATCTGGGTTGTTACCTCGAACTAACTTAACGTATTCATTTGGTGCGTTTTCAAACAACTTTGCTGCTTGTGCTGCCATTGCTTTTTGGTCAATGGCTTGCATACCTTGAGAATACGTTTTAAGGTAATCTTTCCAACCTGTTCCGCCAGCTTTCTCAATAGCATCATCAATAAGTGGACGAACTTCTTGCAGGACATTTCGCGTCACTTTGGCGCTTATCTTGGGATCGGTTTGCCCCATGATTTGCATGATGCGCTCGTTGATGCCTTCTTTGCGAAGGGTATAAAGATCATGCGCGTCAATGACGCCGCCACCTTTTTCGGTCAAATTGGCAATGTCGTCTTTAACGGCTTGCAACACCTTGGTCATGTTAGAACTGGCTCGCAATCCTGGAGCAGAAAGTTTTTGGTCAATTGCTGCTGTAATGCTTCCAGCATCCAATGGCCTCAAACCATGAGCCTCAAGACTGCCAATTTGACGCTCAATAAATCCAGCCTCCGCGCGGCGTTGTTTTGCAATGTTTGCAAATTCATTAGAAGCCTGCTGCCATTGCTCCGATACAAAACGATTGGCACTTTCAATGCGCCTATCATTTGCACCTGGCACAGTTGATTCTGAAACACCTCCGCGAGCAGCTTGAGAACGTGCAACCATTAACCTTCTAGCGGCATCATCTGCAACATTTGCACGTTGTAATGCTTCTGTCCCCGCATGAATGCCAGATACGCCAGGTGCTGGTGTGCCAGCCGCACCAGAAGGTAGGTTTGCTGGCATTCCTTCACGCAACGCATTTACCATGCTTGCTTGACGTTGCTCCAGTTTGGGTGCTAATTGATTAATGGTTTGGTTGGCCTGATTAGCCGCTTGCAAAGGCACATTTCTCAGGTCGGAAGTTAATTGATTTAGTCGTTTAATTGACTGCTCATATGCTGCCCGCATCTGTGTTTCATTGCCACCTTCAGCCATGCGCTGCAATTCAGCCAAGTCATCTGCCGCTTGGCGTTTCAACAAAGTAGACCTTTGGTCTGTTTTGCCAGCCATCTCACCAAACGCTTGCCAAGCATCTTTCTGAATTCCTGATGTGGCTTGTGCGGCAGTTACATCTTCTGGTGCAGCGGCAAGTGCGGCGCGAATTGCACCAATACGTTCACCAGCAACTTCACGCGCAATTTTTCCAGCGCCAACAGCAGGAAGTTGTCCACTAAAAGCATCAACTAAAAATCCTGCACTTTTAGCCAGACCCTTAACAATAGGCGGCGCTGCAACAGCCAAACCTGCACCAACACTAGTGCCAGCACCAATTTCGTCAGGGTTAGTAAGCGCCGCAGTTGCGCCGCCAGTCACGCCACCACCAACTACACGCGCACCAATGTCGGCAGCGCGGGTTGATAAGGGGATTGCTTGAGGTGCAACCCCAGGAACAACTTTAGCAGCGGGCAATAATCCAGAACTAAAACCAGATGACCGCAAAGCATTAACAACTGGATTAATGACGGTTGGTGCATACGGTGCTACTGCCGCCAATGGCCTAGCTATCATGCCGCCAAGTGGTGCGGTAATGGCCGTTTCTAAACCAAGTTCACCGGCACCTGTTGAGAATGGATATTCTTGTTTAAACGGTGCAACACGGGCTTGCGCTTCGGCTTGACGGCGTAAAGCATCTTGAACCAAAAGATTGCCCGCGTCTTGTCCAAAATTAAGTTTGCGCTTTCCTGTAATTAAACTAGATAAAGTTTGATCATTGGGAAATAAATCACCAGCCGCTTGAAATCCTTTTCCAAGCAATTGTTCAGCGCCAAATAAAATGTTGCTGCCGCCCTTGATAGCACCTTCCGATACAGCTTGTATAGGTGCGCCAATCTGTTCCATTACACCGCTAACGCCTGTCAACTTGGGTTGTGTGCGACCCATAGGAATGCCACTAGATGGCGCGTCATAACTGCCTTGCCCTGGGTCATAGCTTCCTAGGTCAGGACCAGCGTTAACAGTTAACCCAAACCTAGAACGAATAGCATTTTGTGTTTCTGGGTTTGCATTAGTAAAGTTTGTATCTTTTGCTGAAAACTTGTCAAAAATTGCCTGTTTTGTGGCAGGATTTGCATTGACATAGTTAGGATCAGCTAGGATGCTGGATAGATCAGCCATTTTGATCCCTTATTTAAGCAATGGGTTAGATGTGTCTACGCCCGTTGAAGCGGTAGGACGTTGCCCACTTGCTTCCATATCTGCTGACATGAATTGATCTTTACGATTTTGCATCAAACGTAACACGGTTTTACCAGCTTCTTTTCTGATTGCCGTGGGCAGCGTAGGGTCTGCTAGTTGACCTGCCGCTTGTTTGTATGACGCAGTATCTTTATCAGATTGCGGTCCTTCAAAACGTGGCACCATTTTCAAAGCAATATCGGCAATAGGTTGAAGTTTACTAATAGCGATTGCGCCTGGTGTTGCTCGACCAACAAAGCCCATGCTAATGTCTGCCAATCTTCCTGCGCCGCTGCCAGTGGATTGATCTATCAAACCGCCATCTTTAGTTGCGTCCGTAAGTTCACTAATGGCAACATCCAAACCACGTTTCATTTGTTTTTGTTGCTCTGCTGTTTTTTCAGTGAACGCTGATGGTTTACCTTTAACGGGCGCGCCGTCTACCGTAGAGCGTGTAATCACGCCAGTATCCATATTTACAATACCAAGGCTACCATCATTGAGTGTTACTTGTTGTGTCCGTGGCGCTGCTTCAGGGCGAGGCGCACGCTCTACTGGTTTAAGAATTAAATCACCATAATTTCCAGATGTATTAAATCTTGCCAAAGAAGCAGGAGTAAAGTCACCTGGGTTAATATTTCCAATAGTTTTTGCTGTTTTTTCAGGAGCCTGCATAAAAGATTTAGTTTTTGGGTCATATACAAACCCACCAGCAACGCCTGTAATTGGCTTCATGCTATCAAGAATTTGGCTAACGCTTTGCATTGACTTTAGGCGCAAGTCATCAAACGTGCCCGTCTGAACGGCATTTTGTAAAGTAGCAAGACCCTTTTCGGGTGTTGCCCCCATACTTTTAAGATAGGGTCCAATCACCGGATCAGCATGTACAGATTGATGCAATGCTAAATACGCCTCTGGTGTGTCTGCCATGCGGTAGGCTTCAGGAAGCATTGCCAATTTTTTAGTCAGCAAATCTGTGCTTTTGATTTGCCCCTCAGTACGCGCAGTTCCGGCTTCTTGTTGCATTTTTGCAAAAGCAAACCCCTTCTCAGGGTTAATTCGCGTAATGTCTTGCAGATATGTTGCTGATGTTGGGTCAAGACGGCGCATGGCATTGGTTTCTTCCATGCCGCGCTGGTACTCCTGCATCTTCATGCGATTAAGTTGGTTGGTCTGCTCACCTTGGTCCAATTGTTGCATCTTTGCATACTGAGCAAAGGGATCGGGTGGCGGTTGAAACTGGTAGCCTTGTGCAATTAGTGCATTTAGATCAGCCATGATTAATACCCCCCGCCTGGTTGCATTGGAATTACTCCCGGTTGATTTCGATTCAACCAGTTGTTAAAATTCATTTGGTTTTGATACGCGCTTATACCTCCAGTAATACCACCAGCCAAACTATTAGCCGCACCCAATTGACCAGCACCAATGGCCTGACCAGCAGCCATATAAGCATTTCCTGCGTTGGTTGCATAGTTTCCGGTATTACCAGCCTGATTACTAGCAGCAGCCTGACCCGACGACATTAGATTTCCCAACGGCTGAAGCTGGTTTGCTCGATTAGTTTGGTAGCGTTGAAACGCATTGTTGTACTCTTGCGAGGCAGAGTTTTGGGCGTAATCTTGCAATCCTTTCATAGACTGCCCAGAGATAAGACCACCACGGCCAGCAGCCTGATGCCCAAGTTGCTTCATGCCTTCGTTCAGTCGAAAAGCATAGCCAGGGTCTGCTTGGTAATCAGCCATGCTAAAGTCTCTGCCGTACTTGCCATAGCCAGCAGCCCCAGCATTTCCACCAAGCCCAAGCAATTCCATTAGCCGGTTTTGACCTGTTAAGCCAGCTTGCCTGTAAGGTTCTTGCAAGGCTAGTTGTTTTTCTAGCGCAGCAGCTTGCAAATCAGCAGAACGATTTGCTGCATCAGCCTGTGTTGATGCTGCCGATCTGGCTCCCGAACTTGCTATAGCACCACCAAGAATAGCGCCACCCGCCCCAATCATCGCTGCTGTGATAAAACTCATATTGATACCTCAATTGACTGATTTTTGACCTTGTTGCCTACGGTAAACATGGAAAGAGAATCTTCTTCAACTAATTCCGATTCTACTGTTTCCACATCATTTGATTCAACTCGATGAATTGTCATGCACAAAGCATCTGTCTCAGCATAAACGGCACGTTTTGTTCCCGGACTACTGCACAATAGTTGTGGGCCTGTAATTCGTTTTACCCCATCGTCTGTGGTAATCACCACAGTTCCAAAAACAACCATGTAAAAATGTTCTTTTTTGTGAACTTTGCCGACTATCAAGCAATCTGCGGGTCGCCATACTTGACGACAATACATTCCACCATGAAACAAATGCTCTGTAGGAGCCTCGTATTGCTCATGTTTTGACACTTCAACCTGAAGTCGCTCAACTTGCTGGCGCATATCCGCAGCAAGATTAAATCCAGCGCCGTAGGTAACTTGCATCATTATCCAACAATCCAAGCTGTACCGTTATCAAACACAGGAATAACCACCGCACCACCGCCAACTACTGCCGCCCCAAACGTAGGAGCCAAAGCATTAGTTACCCATGCCCTACGCCCTTGCGTTCCTACTGTTGGCAGAGTTGCTACTGTGTATGCTACTCCAGTGCCCGTACCGCCGTTTGCCACAGGCAATATGCCGCTGACCTGAGTAGTCAGACTTACCCCGCTAAGAGCGCCACCAAGCGTCAGGTTGCCCGAACTGGTGACGGTTCCCGTTAACGTGATGCCATTGACAGTCCCTGTGCCACCTACGCTAGTTACCGTACCCACATACGCATCGTTTGACGTAATCGTAAAATTAGGATAAGTGCCGCTAGTTGTAGTTGTTCCAGCGCCTGTCAGCACCACAGTTTGGTCGGGCAAACTATTGGTAATTGAAATTGAACCAGAGCCATTGGCAATAGAAATTCCAGTACCAGCAAACAACGTATTAAGGGAATACCCTGTACCGTTACCAATTAGAAGTTGGCCGTTGCTTGGAATTGTTCCCAAGCCTGTGCCGCCATTTTCTACAGCTATGATTGCAGTACCACCGCCAGTAAATGAGTACACATTGTTGAACCACATAAACCATTCACGGGAAACCGTGTTGGTCTGCAAGTCCACCAACGGAACCCGTGGGGCTGGTATTTGTGATGGAGATACAGCCATTATGCGTTGGTCGGTGAAATTAACAACTCAGCACCCATGATGGCAATCTTCACGGGGTCCGTACCAGACACTTCATATACGCGGTCACGTATTTTTTGAGTCATACCTAGCCGCCGCCATATGGTTCGGTAGCCATACTGACCAATTGCGCCCATTTGCCGCCAATGCTCGTTAGACCAAGTGTGACCGCCATCGTCCGACCAGCGCAGCATAGCCTCCGGCGTAGAGCCTTGACCATTGTTGATACCAACGCCAGTCTCGCAGTCAAGTTGCAGACTGTGTTGCGCGGTGCGCTTGAGGTTATTCTGGCCGGTAGGCAGCGCCCGCCATGACCGCAGCCACTTTTGTACGTTGCTATTGTCAGTGTACACATCCAAATCAAACGTGTAGATGTTGCCGTTGGCAAAGTCGCCAACAATGATATTACCGCCAAAGTTGCATTGGCAGTTGCTGCGATGCCTCATAAACGCGCCATTGTCAAACCCTGCACGTTCATGCCAGGCTTGGGTGGACACATCGTAAACCCATGTAGCGTTTCCACTTGGGAACGTCAGAACATAGAAAGAATGGCCTTCTTGCTGGTAAGTGTAGGCCAGCGCATCAGCAATGTTGCCGTATTGCGCGATTGCGTACTCAATGGCATGAGTAGAAACCCGAAGTCCAGCATAGCCGTTGGCCTTATAGACAATACCCTGTCCGCGAGCGTCTGTACCTAGCCAAAACAACGTGTTATCAAGTTTTGCTACCGAGTAGGCAGCTACACAGCCAATCTCGTTAAAAGCGCCTGAAATGGGCGTTAATGGGAAGTTGGCAAGGCCAGCGTTGTACCAGACCTCAACCGAGTCAGTTCCAAACACCCAAAGCTGCCGGTGGTCACAATTGATTGCCACTACGCCATCGGGTGAGCCGTCAGCGCTAGAAAAGAACAAGGGGTCAAATACCAGCGGGTAAATGTAATCACCGTTTGCTGGGTTGACCGTATCCACAGACCAAATGCGTTGGCTGTTAGGTTCATTAAAAATAAACTGATTGTCTAGGTAGCCAACCGTCACAGCGCCAGGGAAATTGACATCTGTGATTTCATTAAATTCGTTAGTTGGCTCGTAGTAGGTGTAGCTTGGGCCGTTACAGGCAAAGAAGATTACCGCACCATTGTCAGCAATAGACACGGGGCCAGTGCCCGACACATCGCCAATTTTGGTGGGTGTGGCTGTCAACCCTGTAAGTTTGTAAACCTCGGTGCCTGACACAACATAAAAGTCGCTGCCGTTGGTCTGGTGCGCCCACAGTCCACGAATGGGGCCAGTGCCTACAGTTTGCAGGAAGTTAAGACCTGGCGCACGATTCAGAAACCCAGCCTCTTTGCCTCCCTCGGGGACAATCTCGGGAAACAGGTTGACCATGCGGTTATCCGCAGCATTAATGCTACGGGCAACATACGATGAGCCAAGAATTGGCGTTTTCATCAATAATTTCCAGCATAGATGTTAAACCGTTGACGGGTTGCCACCAGCGAGTAAGGCATGGACATGATGTCGTCAGGGTTGTTGATGCGCTTGAGATTGCGCTTGCTGGTCATGGCAATACGCTGAACTTGAGGGCTTGGCTCTACGCCAAACTCAGGTGCAAACTCCATCGCCAAGTTATAGGTAAACGCCCGTAGATAGCCTGGTGGAAACAGAATCTGAGTTTCCAAGGTCGCTGGCTGGTCTAATTCCTGCACCGAAATAAAGTGCCATTCCAATTCCCGTGTGGGCTTGGGATAGACCGTCATCTGGATGTTGGGGTACTCCATGTTGATCCACATAACTTGTGGATAAGTAGAAGTCACCGTCTTAACCGCAATACCATCGTACTGCTGCTGGTTGATAAACTTAATGCCGAAAGACACATTGGTGCCTGGGTCGCGGTAGTAAGTAGCGTCATCCAACAGCACGGGACGCAGACCATTAAAACCGCCAGCAGCAGCGCCAGTTGGTCCAAGGTGACGCTGGATTTCACCGGCAGGCCAAAGGAATGTCTGGTCAATGGTGTTAAACACCGAAAGACGCTCGGTATTCCAAGAGTCAATCATCTGGTTTAAGGCAACCAGCGCATCCTGCGAAGTCTCTGCCGATGGCGTTTCACCTTCAGCTAGGATGCCAAGCAATCGAAGCGCACGATTAATTTGGTCTGCTGCGGTGTATGTTGCCATGTTAGATGTCCTCGGTTACAGCCTTGCGTGTGTACTTGCGTTTGATGCTTAACGCATTTGTCTCTGGCTCAGAGACTTCAATAGGCTCGTCTGGATTGTACCGCGACCAGCCGTTTTGTTCATCATATTCGGCTTCAAGTTCCATAGTAGCAACTTTTCTGCCGTGGACGGAGTGCATTAAATAAATGTTCATACCCAAAAAGGGGGGCCGAAGCCCCCCGTTTGTTAGGTGCATTTTACGATGCGCCGTGAATGACAGAAAAATTGATGATCACTGCTTCAGAATATGAAGTAGCGGCAGTCAAATTACGCAACGTAATCAACGCAGAACCAGCGGCCAAATAAGACACGTAAGTGGTGTAAGCACCAGCAGCACTACCAGTAGTGTTGCTAGAAACACACACAATGATCGTGTCATTGGCCGAGATCAAGTTGTTGGTCAAAATGAAAGACACTGCGGTGGCTCCTGCCAACGCTGCATTGTTCATTGTGATGCGACCAGCAGACTTGTTCAGAGTTACCCCTGTGGACTTGTCTGTTGCTTGCGTCACAGTGCCTTGAGCCGCTGCGCTGTAACCAAGTTCTTGGCTTGCGTAGCAGGTAGTAAATTCGGGGTCGTTATATGCGACACCGACAGCTTGTGAATTAGCCATAATTGTTTCCTTTAAAAACAGGGGCAAAAGCCCCTGTTAAATTTAGGCAATACGGTACAGAGACCAAGCACCGTCACCAGTCTTAACTGCGCGGTACATCTGAGACGTACCAGCAGTCGTGACAGTCATCAAGCCTTGAGAGCCAGACGAACCAATAGACCAGCCGGTGTTGGTCGTGATCGTAATCACGCCAGAGCCAGAGCCATTGGTGTTAACCACAACAAAGTCAAAACTGCTATTGACTTTGGCGCTAGACACAGCGGCGTCAACGTCAGTAGCCAAAGGCAAAGTGTAAGCCGCTGCGGTGGTGGTGGGAGTACCCAAGATGATACCGTTCAGCAGTTGAGCAGTTGTCAGTGTTGCCGTGACAGTTGCCGTTGCGGGGGTAGCTTGCGTGTGAAGTTGAACTTCAGTTAGATTGCCGTCACCAACTTGGTAACCGCCTGCGCCATTTGGAAGAGCCATGATAATTTCCTTAAAAAGATGTTACGAAGAAAGGGGCCGAAGCCCCGTTCAATTTAGCCCCACAGACGGCAAGCCATCTGAGGACGGATCGTGCTGAAGCCGTACAAAACGTCAATACGGCAAGGCATACGGTCATTGTTGATGTCGTACTGACGAACAACACGCAGGCTGATACCGTTGTGAACTGCGCGAGCAGCCATGTCAACACCTTGGGGCAGCAACAGGTCAGCCGTAGCAAACGTGATAGCGTCCTTGTGGTAGACCAAGTTCTGAGGATAAGCCGTAGAAGCAGTACCCAAGAACGTCACAGCCTTGCTATTTGCAGGCAGCGCATCCATCGTAGCCAAGGCGCTTGTAGCCGAGTACATAGGAGCCACAGTCACGGTCCAAGTACCAGACACAGCGGTTGCGTCAGCCAAAGCAACAAACTGGAACAACGAACCGGTGGTTTCACGGGTTTGTGGGTTCACAGAGTAGGAGTCAGCAATCGTAAACACATCGCCAGCCTTGATGGTCGTAGTCACCGAACCTTGAGCCAAGGTCAGGCTAGTAGCGCCTTCAGAGGTTACAGCAGCGCCGGTGGTCGTGGAAGCGGTAGCGCTACGCGAACCAGTCGTGAACTGCTTGATCGACTGAGACATATTGATTTCTTCAAATCCCAATACGCCAGTACCCATCATGCCGTTCTTGAACTGCTTGCTGATAGTGTCGGTGGGGTTGAACAAACCTTTCATGCCTTCAACCAATCCAGCGTTAGCGGCTGGGTTGACGGTGGCGTAACGAGGCGACATCACAGCGGCGTTCTCGTTCAGCTTCTGCTGGGCTTGCAACAGCACCAAAGAAGTAGAAGGAGTGGTGCCAGGGGTGCCGACAGAGTTACCGATGGTTTTGAACGCATTGGCAACGTCAGCATCAATGCTGGAGGCCAATTGGCTGATACGAGGCTTCAACACACGCTCTGCGAAGTCGTCCAATTGCATGGTCAGTTCAGCAGAGGTGAAGTTAACACCAATGTGCTTCTGGCTGGCAACAGACAAAGTGGTGAACTGCTCGTTGTCGTCCTGAACTTGCAGGGCGGCACCGTCAGTTACCAAAGCGCGGTCGGGCAGACGGATACGCAGTGTGGAGCCGATCTTGGCACCTTGCACGGCGAAGCTGTCATCGTACTGGCGGTTCACGTTACGGGTGAGTACCAGGTTGTTTTCAAGGATTTCTAAAGCCTTCCTTGTGATCATATCAATGGTTAGAATCGAATTAGACATAATAAAGTCCTTTATAAAAAATTAGCGGATACGCTGTGCTTCGTACTTTTTCACCTGCCTTGCACGTTCTGCATCAATCCACTGGCTGACCGTCATAGTCTTGATAGACCGTGGGTCAGTAGTGTCATGTGACGGCGATCCAGAGGATCGTGCATTAACAGGCGAAATCGGCGCGGGCGCAGACGTTGTTCTTTTCATGGGAGGTTCAGCGGCCAATTTGGCTTCGATTTTCCCAATCTCTTTTGCCTGCATAAAAGGCGTCAAACGGGCGATACGATCTGCATCTTTTGGGTTTGAACCGAGGTAGTAAGCTAACTCAGGCCCAATATCCGAGGACTGGATCGTTTCAGCCATCACGTTCGTGATACTTAGTTTGGGGTTGTACGCGACTTGTTCGAAGTCATCGTATTTATCCCGCGCTACTTCTTCACGCTCCTGATAGCTTTCAAGAACTTGCGACTGGTGCTTTGCAGCTTCCCGTCTAGCAAGCAATTCTTCTGCTTTCTGATATGCCAATGCTTCCGCATAGGCTTCAGGGTTTTCAAATTGCTCAACAGAGGTGGCTGCTGGAGCCTTTACGATTTGCGTTTCCGCAGCACGTTGCGCGTATTCTCGCTCTAATTTCCGTCTTTCTTTTGCAATGCGTTTTTCAAAAATCTCTTCAATGTCGGATTTGGAAAATCTTTTTTCCTCAGCCTCGTTGGGTTGATTCTCGGCTACAAGTGCGCTTTCGGGCGCTACAGGCAATTCAGAAACGGCCGCCGTTTCTGTAGCTGACACGGAGTCAACTTCCGCTAAGGTTTCTTCTGACATTTATTGAATCCTAAGATTCCCCGATGAACGCACCGGTACGTTTTCCGGCATTATGCCTTAATTTTCTTTTGAAGCAACAATTGCCTCACGGATTTCATTAGCCTCTTCATCAGTAATCTGAACTGAGCCAGCAGGAAGCAAGTATTCGTATTCTTGTGAATCAAGAAAATGAAGTGAATTGTCGGGTGCTTTGTAATGTGGCATTGTTAATCCTTAACGAAGTTCGGCCCAATTAACTACTGGATATGACGCGTCATGACGATAAGCAAAGTTGGGGGGAACCATAAAAGAAAAAAGCGGAGTAAATGTTGCACTTGTATTCTGGGCAAATGTTTGGTAGGTAATGGTGTTTGCGCCGGTAAAAACATATGCAGTAGCCAATGCACCCGCGCCAGCCGAAATTATTACAAAAATTGGTTTGCCAGTAGTGTTGTAATACCAAGTAGCAAGTGCCCTTGTAGGGTTTTGCCAATTCTGCCCATATCCCAAGCTACTCATTGAGTTCAACGCATTGCCGCCATATCCTTGTACAAGAGTTGGTGTTGTCACCCATGTACCGGCAGTTGCTTGTGTTGAAGTAATCGTTCTCACTACTCGGTAAGCAACACTACTTCTAGCCGTTGTTGAGTAAAACACATTAGCCGATGTAGCGCCGCTAGTAATAGCGGTGGTGCTAATTAAACCCGTTTCTGACAAATCATTGCCGCCAGCCAAGTTAACAACAGCACGTTCTAAGGTTCCTGCATTGTTAATAAGCACTTCAACAATTGTGCTTTGCAGGGTGCTTACGGTTCCAAGAGTAGCACCAGCATTTATTACTAAAGCGGCAGGAGTGCCGGTTACGGTAGTCGCAAGACCAGAACTAGCGGTAGTTGATCGAAATGCAAGAGTAATTGGAGAAGTAGACGCCGGTAACGTCATTGTTCCCGAAAGCGTTGGATTTGGAAATGAAACTATGTCAGAGCCAACTGCCGTGGTGACAAATGCCGTTGTTGCAACCTTGGTGGTACTATCACCAGCCGCTTGTGTCGTTGCAGTAGCTGAACCAAGGGCAGGGCTTGCCAAGCTGGTAATGTCGGTATTAGCGCCCTTTAAGGCAAACGTAGACAAATCAGCAGTCACACTAGCAGGAACGCTAGATATGTTGTCGTAAGTGCCAATAGTTGTTCCGGTAGACGTTTTTAGAACAAACTTGTATGTCAGAGTGCTGGTTAGCCAAATCTCACCTGAGACACGACCAGCAGAATCCAGAACAATCGGATTGCTGTTGGCAATTGAACCGCTAGAACTGGTGTAGGTTGCTTGCGGTGTGGTTGTGCCAGCGGCATAGGTATATAGCAGGCCGCCAGACAATATGACACCGCTATTGTCAAAGAATTGCCAGCCAGCACCGGCAAGCGGGGAAAGATTGACGGCCATAGTTAAACCTTATGCGTAGTAGCTGATGTTCAAAGTAGCGCCAGAGACTTGCTCAATGAACTGGATGTTGGTGATGTCACCATCGTACTGCAAAGGGATGCCAACTGCCAAGGGCATACCAACGGAAGCCGTAGGAGAAATCTTGTCATCACGCCACCGCACAGCCTGGCCTTCAGCAATGATCAAAGCAAACACCGGCTTGGCGTTAAGGCCGTTAAGCGTTCTTTGGGGAACCGTCAAGTTTGTGGCGCTGGACAGGCTAGTGACTTGCTGGTAACCCATGCAGGTCGTTACAGCTTTCAGATTCATGGACATGATTAAAATCTCCGAGGTTGAGTGAATGAGCGCAGACGCATTGTAATTTCATTGCCAAGGGTTGGCGAATCACCAAAATACCAACCCGAGTTGTTACCCGCATTGATGTTGCCTAAATCATAAAAGGCGTTAAAAGTAGCGCCTCCTATGGCGTTGCTATTTGCAATTGATAAATAACTTACTGAATTTGTACCACTTGCGTCACTGATGGTAAATTGTTGCCCACCATCTATGCTATCTAAATACTTTAAAGTTGAACCTGTAGTTACAAAAGAGCCAACTGTATGAGTGCCAGCATACTCACTTATTTGCAAAGATCCATTGGTTAAGGTTAATGCTCTAGTAGACCCAAGAGTTAAAGTTTTAATTATTCTTCCAGCAACACCGCTAAATGTAATAGGGTTATCAATAATTGACAAGTTTCCGGTGTCAAATACGTTAATTCCAGATGTTGCAGCAAAAACCCATGCGTTTGTGCCTCCTGTAACTGTCATGTTGACAGAAAGAATTAAATTGCCATATATGTATGGCGCTGCATCTGCCGCTAAATTTCCAGTAAAGCCATTATTAAATGTAATGCTATTAAAAACCCTAGAAGATGTTCCAAAACTTATAGTATCAGAGCCAGTAGTAATAAAAAAGTTTAAAGAATTAGATTCAGTACCGCTAGAACTTATTAATCCTGGCAAAATAGATCGAATAAATCCAGAAGAATTGCCAGTTACATAAACATTACCATTTCCAGTAATAGTAAGATTAGTTGAATCAGATGTGGTAAAAACTGTTAAGTTACTAGTAGTTGATGATGACGTAATAGTAATAATGCCGCTACTACCAAAAGCAAGAGTTCTTACGTTTGCATTATTGCTAGCAAATTGACCTATGGTTAACGTGTTGTTGTTAAGGTCAAGCGTACCAGCGGTAAGCGTGCAAGTGCGGGAATTACCAGAAGTTAACGCTCCAACAAGTTGAAAAGTTCCACCGGCACCATTAAAAGTAATACCTTTATCAAACGTAACGCTGTTAGTGGTAATTGTCTTGGTGCCTGACGTAGCTGCAAATGTTGTTGTTGAGCCAGCGGTAACAGTCATTCCAGTACCCAAGGTAAGACTTCCATACATAGTGTAAGAAGTAGAGTTGTGTGATCCTGTATAACCTGTAAAATTTAAATCCCGAACTGCGCCAGAGCCAGTTACAGTAAGCACTGCTGTACCAGAACCAGCAGTAATGTTGAACGAAATGCTGTTTGCTTCAGTAACTGCTGTTGCATTAATAGTTCTGGTTGCAGTTGTAGTTGCGTTGTTTAGAATGATCAACGGCGTACCGCTGACAGACATAGTTGTAGCGCCAATAAACACATTGCCTGTGTTGGTTAGAGTAATTGTATTTGCGCCAAAGGCAAGAGTACCTGTAAAACCTGTGCAGGTAAGAGTTTGAATTGTTGGGCTAATATCAAGCGTGGCTGTACCAGAACCAGATATAGCATCAAATACTGCCGCGTCTGTAGTCCCCGGTGCAGTTGTATTTGCAGTTCTTCCAGAACCAGAAGTGGTAGACCAATTGGTTGCACTACTCCAATTCCCATTACCACCAGCAGTCCAATATTTAGTAGCCATAATTATTCCTCAACAGGCTCATCAACCACTGGCGGTGGATTGGTAATGTAGTCATACCATTTGTCATACCGCGCCTGCTTCATGGCTTCAATCTCAGCGTCAGTCATGCCATGATCGTCAGCCAAGAGTAGCGTATCCGAGAACTTGTAGCTCTCGTCAGGCTGGCTTAGGGTAAAGTTGATTTCAATCATGCTAGGAACCGAAGTTTGTACAAGGTACGCAAGTAAATTTCAATGATATTGTCAATCAACTGCTGCAAAGATGAATCTGTTTTATCGCAGATTTCATACCGGCCAGCCTCAATCTGGGCAAGGGAGTCTTGCAGGAACTCAATGACATTGGTTGTCTTTTGCGCTGAATGCAGGGTAATGGGGCCAATTAGACCGTGACGACCTTGGTAGGCTTCAGCAAAGTCATCAGCAGCACCAATGATGCGGTCATAAAAGATGTTCAGAGCAACGTGCTTGGAGTAGCTGCGGGTGTTCAAATGCACCGAGTGCGTCACATCCCTAGCCAAAAACAGCAATCCTATAAAATCACAGGCTTTCATTGTGGCATTCCTTGCGGCATTGGTTGGCCTTGCATTGGCATTTCTTGCATTGGCATTTCTTGCATGGATTCACGGTTTGGCATTTGACCAATTAAATCACCAGTGTCCAAAGCCGCGGCAATTGTACCCATCACAATATCTTGAATCTGTTCAGGGTTCATTCCTGCTTGCACAGCAGAGATACGTTGCGTTTCAGCTTGGTAGGCTTTGATTTCTGCCTCATAGTCCTTGCGCTTCATGTCCTGCGCTTCCATAGACTTGGAAACATTTTGCAGCATAGAGTGCATCTGCTCCATCTCGGCACCCATCGCCTGCATCTGTTGCTGGGCAGCAGCCAAAGCGGGATTATCCTCACCATCACCCATGAGTTTGGGGTCAATGGTCTTGGCAAAGCGTTTGGACATCTCTTGGGCACCAGGCCAGTCCATGTTCTTGACAAAGAGGTCACCGGCAACAGACCACAGTTGAGGATTGCCTTGCAACAGTTGTGCCATTGCTTCTAGCGCCTCTTGACGTTTGGTCGCATAGCCTGGGCCGGTGGTCGCCACCACGTCGTACTTGCCTACGCCGGGGTTGTAAATCTTCTCAATGACCACGCCCTGCTCGTCCACAATTTTATTGACTGGCTGGGGTTGGTCAGGGTTAATCTTGACCATCTTTGTCTCGCCGTCCTCACCAATGATGCGGGCAATGCGCTGCGTGTCGTAAATCTTGGGGATCATGTCCACCAATTGACGCGCAATGTGCCGCACACCACGGGCTAGGTTGTCACCATAGTGGTAAGTCCCAACATCGCCCTCACGCTGACGCGCAAGGATGGCTTTACCGCTACGCTCGTTGGAACCCATGCCCAAAGATGCGTTGTATTGACCGGTAGTAGATTTAATGTCCTCTGCCGCGCCTGCCTTTGCCTGCAACAGCCCGCTAGAAGCCATTGGCGGCTGGGCACGTTGTGGTAATGGCATAACGGCGCCTTGGCCGTCCGTAACATCAGGATTAACCTCCAAATACGGCCAATTCTGGGTATTTGCGGTCTTCCACTTGTCTTCGTAACCCTCAAACTGACCACCATAACCAATAAATGGTGCTTTGGGAGCCAAGGCCAGCATCTCTGCTTCTTGGGACACCCAATAGTTGTACATACGCTGGGCGTCTTTGGCGTTACGAACCAAGCCGCTGACGTACAGACGGCCATCTACCTCAAACTCATTGCCAACAATGCGAATAACAGGTATCCACTTGCCTGCCCATTCCCGCTGCTCAAGGATTTCGTAGCCATTAATCTTGCAATAGCGCACCTTGGGGCGGTCAGACTCGCGTGACTTGATAGGCTTGCCGTAAAACGCTTTCAATTGCTTATCTTCAGGCGTCCCAGCAAAGGCTGTTTGGTTGCCAGGGTACAAATTCAGTGTTGCGCGGTCGTAGTCTATGTAGTAGTAGTCTGCAATGCGGATTGTGTCCTCATTCAACCAGTTAGAAATAGACTGGTCGCCTACACCCAGCGACTGCAATGTGGTAATGGGCGCAGAATTGGGGTAAATGCGCTCATATTCTTCTTTTGTCAGGTCTTCCGTGACAAAGCAATACTTGGCATCCGCGCCAGTCGGGTCTTGCATGGTCGGGTCCATGTAGACCGAGAACGAATTGCGAATCCGGCCAATCTTGATGTCTTGCTCAAACGTATCGTCGTCGCAATACTCAGTCAGAAGGCGTATGTAGCCCTCCCCGTAAGCCACTTGGTTCTCGCAAGCTGTATCGTACGCCACATCTTCGTCAGAACGATACTCAATATGCCGAATCATGCCATTAAAGATTTCAGCAATTTCAATGTCGGCATTGTCATCAACAGGAATGACTTTAGCGCCTG